TCAAAAAGCCCCTTTTTCATAATCATACTTATTAAGCAGATAATGCAATACATCAATTCGATTTATTGGACCTTCTTCTCCCCGGGCTATTTTACCATACATTTCAAGAAATTTATCCAAAAGTATTTGATGAATTCTTTGAAAAGCACCTATATAACTACCTTCTAATTTATAGTAACAAGCAGATTTTGCAACCGCATCATTAGGTTCAACTTTAGTCCAAAATGCTAGGTGAACTCGTTCTTCAAGTTTATCATTCTTATGTTTCAAAACTTCGGCAAAGAATGCTGGATTATTGATGTTAGATATAATTTCTACTTCAAAATCACCAGCAATCTTTTTAGCAACATCATTTTCCATATTTTCAGAGTTTTATGCAATATAAAAAGAAAAAGGAGTTTATGCAACTCATAATTTTATATCTTTTGTTACTATATTTCTTCTCTCATTACGTGCAATTTTTTTTATAGTAGCTATTGATATACCAAACATTTGTGAAATTTCACCGTATGAATAAATTCCCTCTGGTCGTTTAGCATTTTTATCATTAGATATTAAGAATAGCATTCTTGCCTGTCCAAGTACGTATAACTGTACAATTTCTTTGTCTGATAATTTATTTCCCTTTTTACCAAGTTTGTATGTTACATTGGCTTGCTGCCTATCAGACATTTTCTTTAACTTACTGTTTGTTTTTTTAGTTTCATCTTTATTCCAAGGAATCGAACCTTTTTTGTTTCTCCACCCACCAGTACCCTTTTTGCCTTTATTCCACGGAGGTTTACCTTTAAGTTTTTCGCTTATTTTCCTTTTTGATTCTTCGCTTTTAAAATGACTTCCTTTTGCAGGCATATAGCAAATCTATTAAAAGTTTGTTAAAAAACAAAGGGACTTTATATAAAGTCCCTTTATTGTTCTAAAACCTTTTAAGATTTTTAGCAGAGTATCTTCTACGTTGACTTTCATATTTATAACTTGCTATTATAATATCAAAAATACGCTCCTCAATATTATCTTCACTCAGTTCTTCTATATCTCTACATAAATCAAATATTAATTCTTTTACATTAAAATAAGATTTTGATGTTACTACGTCTTCTCTCCCTCTATCTCTATCTTCTCCTTTAGGTATTGTATTAAGGTCAATATTCCAAAAAGTTTTTTCAAATGCAATTCTTTGTTCTTCTAATTCTTCTAAATAGTTTTTCATAATTTTAATTGTTTTTAGTTAATAATAGACATAGTTTTATCCTTAAGCTTTCGCCCTAATTTTTTTATTTTCTAATATTTCAATTTTGTATTATGAATATACGTAAATAAATCGAGACTACCAAATTTTAGGCTGTTAAAATGCTGTTAAAATAAAAAGAGGGCCGTTTCCAGCCCTCTAAACCAAGTCCTTTAGTATCTACTTGGTTTCATCCACTTCATTCTTCTTAGCACTTTGTAATGGAGCAGGAAGACCTTCTGATAACTTATTAATTTGAACTTTCACTTCTTTCATTCTATCTTGTGTTTCTTTGATTGGTGAGTAACCAAGTTTCTTCATATAATTTTCTCCGACAGATAGTTTACGGTAATACCTTTCTAATTCATAAATCTCTTTCCTTGTAGGATTAGTAATACCTTTATTAATAAGGTTAATTAACTTCTTTTTTTCAACCTCTGATGGGTTACTTAGAAGCCATTCTGTAAGTGTTTTATAATGTTTCATAATGTTATAAGTTTATGTGAACAAAAAACCCGGTGTGTTAGACCGGGTTTTTATGGATGTTTGATTATTCTTTAGTTTCTTTTGGTCCTTTAACAGATTTGTCATTTGGACCTTGTTTTACACCTTTGGCGTTTTCTTCAACATTGAATTCTTCTTCAATTTCTTCTACTTTCTTGATCCGTTTGATTACCGGACCGATTTCTGTTTGAAGTTCCTGTATCTCATTGATAACAGTCTTGATTCTCTCTGCTATATCCTTTGCAGCTGTGTCATCTGATATTTTAAACCCCCATTCCTTTAGTTGATCTGCAAACTTTGTTAATTTGTTAAGTTCTTTACGTTTTTCCCAAAGAAGTTGTTTAAGTTCTCTTTTACCTGTTTTGTTAATCAGTTCTAAAACTTTCTTTGTTTCTTCTTCACTTGGGTTTGATTTAATCCAATCATTTACTGAAGTGAACTGTCTGGTTGTTGATGTTTTTGTTTTCATTGTTTTAAGATTTAAATGAATAATTAAAATTAATGTTATGTAAATCTAACAAACAACACCGATTCGATAACAATCAGATACACACTATTTTACAGCAGTTATGTAATTTATACTCATTATACATAACGCTGATAATCAAAGCATTAACAAATTCTTAAATTTATTTGCTTGGAATTAAAATATTTACGATATTTGAGTTGCGGCATTTCCCTTTTTATTCCACATTTTTATTCCTTTTTAGCACAAGGAACGCAGCGAGACACGGGAAATGCCGCTTCTTTTTATATAAACAACGAAAGGGAGTCCGAACAGACTCCCTTTGCATTTAAAGAAAATAAAACCTGTAGTGACTATGAAGCACTCAGGAAAAAAAATATATTACTACATATTATTTATTCACTTACATAGACTGTACTTGTGAAGGTTTTTGTTCATTGATAAATACAATAAACTAATAACAATCAACTAAAATTATCCCAAAATGAATGGAAACCAAACCCTCAATTTTAGATTCTGTTAATGATTTCATATTTCTAATGAAACAAGCAGGTGCAGATGCAGACGTTGATATAGACGACAAAGGTCTTATTACAGTTCTGATACAGTCAAACCCAAATTATCAAATACTTAACAACACTAAACCTATAACTAATCACGAAGACTTTTTTGATATGGACGTACTGTTGCGTAATACCGAATCAGACTTCAACCAACTTAAAATGAACGAGTTCGACTCGGATATGCAAAATAATGTATATCCTGGGTATGAACGAGAAACTGAAAGAATTTGAAATTAATGAACGGTTTCTTACATCAAGACTTCTTTCACATATACCAACTGTTGCAAGTGTTGAATACACTAAAGGGCGCATCGCTTATGACGCAATTGTTAAGTTAACTAATCAGAAGACAGTTCTTGTAGAAGTGAAAGTTCGAAATTGTTTTGAATCTACATATCCCGATTACATATTACAGGTAGACAAACTCGTCAATCTGTTAAAGTATAAGAAACAGAATGGATATGACTTCATCTATTATATCAATTATTTCAAAAATCCAAGCAGTTCGGGTCTCAGAGATTGTATAATATTCAACCTCGGAGAACGAGCACAAAGATGGAAGACTGATAAACCTAAAGTAGAGAAAAAATGGATGAATAACGAAACGTGTGTCAGTACTGACTACAAGGTTATGAAGGATGTGATTATGTTGACATACGACCCGACAATTGATATGAAGGTTACATTCACTCTCAATTAACCTTACACTAACGGCACATTTGCTGATGTTTGACTTTGAATATATACTATATAGATTAGATACATTAACTCAAGTTTAACAGGCAATCTGAAAACAATAGAAGATTTGATACATATAATCTATAAACTAAACTAAAACTACGACAATGAAAAAAGCAGAAAAACACGACAATCGAGTAATTGCAACAATCAATTATCTCAAATCTAACAAAATGAAAGTTATAGGAGAATGCATCTATATGACAGATGATGCTACTTACATTCCAATTTCATTTAAGGTTCCTCACCATACAATGTATCGTACATATAAAGTTCCGTTTAACGAATCTATAGATATTGTAGGAATTGTAAGTATAAATATGAAAAACATTAATACGAATCAAAAGCATAAAAAGACATTAGAATAAGCAAACACAAACCTACTACGACAGGTAAACAATATACTAAATTTTCATAAGTATGAACAACCCTGAATTCCTTTGTCGTAGGAGAATTCGGGGTTTTCTTTTTAGAAATACCGACAACGACTGCACCTTTGAAGAAAAACAATCGTGTATAAATAAAATAAACAACTAAAAAAATATAAACCTATGAAAATACCAAAACCTTATTGCACACCTCCAGAAGAGGTAAAAGCTTTTTTAGATATGTTAGATGACATACAACTAATGGTACAATTTGATATGAATATAAATTGGGTTATGAATAAATGGGACGTGCCGGCATCTTTAATTTATAGATATATCAATGTATATAGAATAATAAAGAAATAATGAGCAATGATACAGATAGACACAGAAGCTTACAACAACTAAAAAAATATAAAAATATGAAAACCAGAAGAGAAGAATTACTTGCAGACTTTGCAAAACTAAATGCAGATGTAAAGGTAGCAATAGAAGCACATCTTGCTAAAGCAAAACGTGACTTACAAGTACAACACGAAATCGCTTTACTTGAAATAAAATTATAATCAAAACTATGACACTACTTGCACTTACCCTATTACTCTCATTGCTCATATTTGTAATAACGGATTATTCATCGAGAAAACAAAATAATAAATCAAGACTATGAACCTAAGACTATACAGTTACTTAAAAATAATAGACAATTTCAAAAAGAATATGTCTCATCATCCAGCATATGTTAAAATTGTAGAAGTATCACCTATGATAACAGACATCTATTATGAAGATATGAGTGAATATCATAGAATACGAAATGAAAAATCTGTTTTTAGTGAACTTAGGAAACAAAAAATATTAGAAGGCTTAATTAGACCTGACGATAATTATAGACCTTACATTAAAGGAGAAAGACACGTTGGAAGACCAAGAGGTGAACACTATATAAGTCACGAAAATTATAACCTTGTTAAAAAATTACATAATACCGCAATTGAATATGCATTAGAACATCCTATACGTGGACGAACTAAAGAAGAAAAAGAACATTGTGAAAAATTAAGAGAGATTTGGCATAATAAGATACAGGAAATTAGAAATGGCGAGAATGTTTGACATTGAGCCAATAAAGTTCAATTTATTTCAATTGATATATAATATAGAAAGATATACCTCAGCAACAGGTAAAAAGATATAATTTGTTTCATTTTTAATTCCTGAGTTATGGTTGTTCGTTACTCAGGAATTGCTTTTTGTAAAAGTGTACAAAGTCGAATTTTTAAATGAATATATAATTAAACCGTGAATAAGATTATAAAGATATTTTTCAAAATAGAAAAGAGGTTCTATAGGTTTCGTCACGGTTTCCTTGAACCTCTTTTGCTATTTAAATAAAATAATACCGTGACCAATGAAACTAATTTCATTTACCCAAAATCAAATCAAATTATTTGATGAACTTTTATCAGATAGTTATGATAAAACAACTACAAGAGAGCATTATCTATTGTTTCTCTTAAAACTTGAAGAAAATATGGCTTACATTAAAAATGATGAGATGCCATACATCAATAACAATAAGGAACGAATAAAATATGGACTTACTACAGTCAGTGGAAAAAGAAAATGGAGATTAGACATAATTCTCAAAACTCTTATTGATAAAAACATTCTTGTTTCAACATCATACAACAAGGAAAAAAGACTTTGTCGTAATTATTTTTATTCACCATATTTTGAATACTTACTTAGTGAACAAGAAAGCATCATTGTTCAAGAAGAAATATCAGATGAACTATATGAGAAGATTATTTCAGAACGTGAAGTTCCAACTGATCTTTACTTATTACCTCAATACAATCTTTTAAAAAGTGATAGGTTCAAAATTGATACAATTAAAGCTACAACTTGGATTAACTCACAAAATTTATCATCAAATAAATTACGTATCTATTTCAGGTATGTATTAGACCTTAATGATAAACGTATTATTTCTATAAAAGGCGATCATAGTAACAGGGTATTTACGAATTTCAATCTAATGAAGAGAGAATTACGTTCATTTTGTACTATTGATAACAAACCTCTTATTTCAATTGACTTAAAGTCATCTCAACCATACTTGTTTGCTTCATATATGCTTTCTAAGTACAATACAGATGAAGCTAATAGATTCTATAATATAGTTGTAGAAGATGACATATACAATTGGTTTCTCAATAAATGGAAGGAATCTGGTCAGGAATCCTATATGTGTTATGATAAAAATCAAAGCATTAAAGTAAAAAAGTTTATTAATGATAGAGAATTACACGCTAAACCAGAATTCTTAAAACTACTTTTCAAACTTGGTGGAACTGAACCACCTTTTACAACAATATTTAGAAAAGAATTTCCAACATTATACACTATGTTACTAAATGAAAAGACAACTTTATGTGAGAGATTACAAAGACAGGAAAGCGACATATTCATTCCAATAACAAATCAATTCTCAAATCAAGGAGCACTTTCCGTTCACGATAGTATATACTTTGTCGAGGATATTCGAAACGAGATTCTCACACAGTTAGAAGAGAAATTCACACAGTTAAAGCTCACTCAATATAAATTTAATTATTAAATATTCTATATATACCCTATTAGTAGTAACACTTGCCATCAAAGCTATACTCAGTATTAACGTGAGACTCTACTTTGAACAAAGCCATTTCTTTAACAAAACATTAACAATCAACGTTTTATCGATTCAAATACAATGATTATATTAAACCTAAAACCAAAATAAATTTAAAAACTATGAAAACAAAAATCAAAATTATCTTAATCTCATTCTTATTATTAGGAATGTTTAACTGTACTAACCCAGTAGACGAAACCCCTTATTGTTGGACGTGCACCTGTAATTTACAAGTAAATGGTGAAAATAGCGTTGACACAAGAGAACTATGCGATAAAACAAAAAAACAAATTAAAGAAATTGAAGATGATTGGACAGGTAAAACAACAAATTCTTGGGGTTATATTGAAAGCAGTGCTAAATGTAATATCAAACAATGAACCCACTTATAAATTATCACTACACTCTACCCTTCAAAGAAGTCAACTCATTCTTATTCTTACCTTACGGTGTAGACGAGACTTGCTATAAAGACAGGATTCTACCACAAATACCAAGAATAGTTGATACCTTAAATAAGTTCAGGGAGTCAAGGCAGGCAGCAATATCAGTCAATAACAATATAAACAACTCCTGTATGATGGGACTAGGATTTCAAATAGTAAAGAATAAATTGATTGTTTGTGTTACAATGCGAAGTCAATGTAAGACGAATGGTAGACCAAGTGACACAGTTATGATTCAATACATATCAACATTAGTAATGAAAGCATTAGGATTGAAACAATATAAGGTGTATGTAACTGTATGGAACTATCATAATAATGTAGAACTTACAAAAGAGAATGATAGTAATGAAGAAGTACAAAGGAATATTAAGTTGTTAGTGAGTTCTTAGATATGAACTCTTTAAGATTAAAGGGACTCCAAACGGGTCTCTTTTTTTGTGCAGTAATGCGACTGTGACACTCTTTACATAACGACATTAAGTTGTCGTAATTGAGTGCGTTCTCAATTGTAGGCACGTCTGATATGTCGATGATGTGATGACATTCTGTTGCAGGTTTTAGTATATCCTTCTTCAAACAATATTCACATAAAGGTTGCGACCCTATCTTTATATGTCTTAAAGTTCTCCATTCTTTAGAACGATAGAAGAGTTGACGATCATCGTATTGGTTGAGGTTAAGTAGTCGCATTAGTGTATGTCGTTTGTTTATATATTCTTAAAAGCTAAGAATGAAACAGGCAAATATAATGGGGCTATCTATCGATGTTATCGAACATTAAGCCAAGATATCACCTTAATATTTTCGTTCATCATATAGCATTTTTGGTCACTGAACCCTGAACTCCCTGATGTTTAACCCTGTATACACTTGAGACTATTCCTTAATCCTTTCATTTTTTTAATGGATATATACTCTAAATAACCATTCTAAAATGACATTAAGAGATAAACTGATAGAAGCATTAGGCGCAGATTACACGACTTCTGATGATTTAGCAATCGAACGAATAGAAACTTATTACGAGATATTTAAGCAAACTCAAAAAGATATTAAGAGTGAGGGTTACAGACGAAGAGTTACCGGACCAGATACTCCTGGGATTAGACCTGCAGGCACTGAAAGATACTTTCTTAATCTTGCATTTACGGTAATGGGTGATTGTTCAAAACAAATACGTGCAGACCTTGAACTTTTAGGACTTTCTAAGAAAGGTAAGAAACTTGAAGTCACAACTAAGATTGATACAGGCCTTTCACTCCTTGAACAAATGAATCAAATCAAAGATGAATAAGGAATCAGAAGATATTTATAAATATGTTTTTGATTGTTGGCAGAAAGTCTATGAATATAGAGACGGTATTGAGAATGACTCAATAATAGTTAATGATTATATTAAAAGTGTAGTTAAGTGGTTCAAAGATACTCCTGAATATGAGATCAAGACCAAAAAAGTAGACCGTATATTTAGATTTCTGTCATTAGTTAACATTGCGTATGATGATAAGGGATATCAACAACTTGAGTTACTTCCTTGGCAAGCATATCTAGTTGCAATGATATTCGGAATGTATATCAGAGGCACGAACAAACGAAGATTTTCTGAATCATTTACGTATATGGGAAGAGGAAATGGCAAAACTACACTAGGTGTTGCACTTTCTTTATATTTCCTTTTGGGATATAAACAAATAAGTCCTCAATCAATAATTATAAGCACAGTTGAAAATAGAGCAAAAGTAATTCAGGATTTACATAAAACTGTTATGCACAGTCCTGAACTTCATCAATTCTTACATTTCAATAATGGTGCAGTAATGTTGAACTCTTATGATTCCAATATCAAAAGAGGTGAAAGACCAATAAAGTTTGTTAATGATGTGGGTGGAATTAAAGTAGTTCCTAATGATGATAAGAAAATAGACGGACTTGAATTAGTGCTCGCATTCATAGATGAGATACACTTGTTAAAAGATGAAATGGTTTTCCGTAATGCTCAGAAAAGTGCCGCCAAAAGAAAAGACTCATTAGTAATGTTAATAAGTACGGCAGGTTTTAAGACAGATGGATTTTGTGTTGACTTAGTTGATAGAGCGAAGAAAGTTGCAATGGGTGAGATTAAAGATGATAAGTTTTTGCCATTCCTGTTTTGTCTCGATAAACGAGATGACCCTGAAGATATAAGTAATAATATCCTATGGCATAAATGTAATCCATCTCTAGGGCACACGAAGCCATTAAAACGTATGGAAGATTTTTACAATGATGCTCAATTCTCGCCAAAGGCAAAGGCAGACTTCAAAACAAAAGACTTGAATATATTCATTGATTATAATGAAGAAGAAGTATTAAGTGTTGAACATCGTATTAGAGCGGGACAAAAAGTTGATTTAGAAAAATGGTTGGGACAAGATTGTTATTTAGGATTAGACTTAAGTAAAACAAATGACTTATCAAGTTTGGTATGTCTATTTCATACTGAAGAAGATGATAAGTGGGAAGCATATCCTTACTATTGGATTGGAAATGAATCAAAGTTCTTAACACGTAAAGGTGGAGAGAACTTAACTAAATGGATTAAGGACGGACATATTACACGATGTAATGATGCTTACATAGATTATAAACTTATTGCTGATAGAATTAAGGAATTATCAGATAAATATAACATAGTTGGTATTGGTTATGACCCTTATGGATGGAACGAATTCAGACGATATATTGAAGATGTTAATTGTGGTGAACATTATAAGGTTAATCAGTGGACAAAATATATGGCAGAACCTTTAAGTAAGATACTTGTAGCCATAATTTCAGACAAACTTATTTATAGCGACAACCCAGTTATGACTTGGAACTGGAAAAATGCAAGAATACGAAGTGCAGATGCTAATGGTAATCTTAAGATATTCAGAAATGAAAGTAGAGATAGTCAAGACGGTGCAATTGCACTAAACAATGCTATGGCCCTATTTTTCCATAAAAATTATGACCCGAATATACAAGCGTTCTAAAAAGCTTGAATATATAGATATATAAGTAAAATAAACTTTAAATATGAGCTTTTCAGATAATGTAAAGAGATGGTTCAATCCATCATTCCAACCTACAATGTATTACGTGGGATATACACAAATGTCAAACGGACCTTTGAATGTATTTCCAACTACATATACGTGCAATACTGCAATAGAAATATGTTCAACTATAATCGCAAATACTGTTGCAAGTATTCCAATTGGTTTATATAATGATGTAAATGATGGATTTGATGAAGTAGTTAAGAGTGACCCTCGTTATCATATGTTACATCATAATCCAAATGGATATACAAATAGATATACGTTTTGGCATACAATGGAAAAGGTGAAGCAAACAGAAGGTGAATCATTTGCTATTATACATAAAGATCCTGAAACAGGTGCAATAGAGTTAGAATTTGTTCCATCTACATTAGTTGTTGGATTGCCTTTTTTTGAAAATGGTTATCTTAAGTACAGATTTGCAACTAATGGAGCTAAATCAATATTTGATTCAAGTGAAATTATACACTTTAAGAGAGATACATATAATGGAATTACTGCTTTAAAACCTTATAATGTATTAAGTGAAGAAATTAAAAGAATGTATTTAGCCAATAAGACTATTACAAACTATTATGAGAATGATGCTAAGACTACAAAATATCTTAAAACAACTGTTACATCTGGTGATGTTGCAAAACTTGAAGATGCTGCTAATAAATTTAGAAAAGAAGCAGGAGGAACACATATAGACTCAAATAAAACTCGAGTTACGGGTAATTTCGACCAAATAGTTGCATTTCCAAGATTGCCTGGAAATAGTGAAATACAGGAATTGACAAATGACCAAAATGATGCTCTTTATTTAGCAACTATTGAAAAGGCGACATTAAATATAGCAGCATATTATCAAATTCCACCTCATTATTTGAATATAATGCAGGCACAAAAGAATTCTAATATTCAATCACTTCAACTCGATTTCAAATCAAGTACTATATCACATACATTAAATTCAAATAGACAAGAGTTAGAAATGAAATTTTTAACAACTGATGAAATAGATAATGGAATGAGCATTAAATATAACACCAATGCAATTTTGGAATTATCAACTGAAGAAAGAATGAGAAGATATGAAGCATTGCAAAAAACTGCAGGAATGACAATGAATGAAGTTAGAGAGATTGAAAATATGTCATTTATTGAAGGTGGCGATTCTCATTATTTATTCAATCAGATGACAACAATGGAAAGTTTGAACAGTGGACCAAATACTCAGGACGCAAGTACTGGTGTAAAACTTTAATATATACTAAAATAACATCAACTAATGGAAAAAGAAATTAGATATTTCAATGTCGCTGATGGCATTGATTGCAGATCAATTGAAGAAGATAACAAACGTTATATCACTGGTTATGCTGCTTTATTTAATCAAGAAAGCAGATTGCTTACTGAAAAAGGAAAAACTTTCAATGAAGTGCTTACAAGAACTGCATTCGATGAAGTTCTTAACTCACCCAACCTTGATGTTATTTACAATTACAATCATAATAATGAAAAACTTGTTGCAAGAACTTCAAGTGGTTCATTAAAATTAAGTGTAGATGATAAAGGGTTAATGTTCAGGGCAGAAGTTCCTAACGTTTCATATGCTAATGACTTATATGTATTGGTTCAAAGGGGTGATTTATCAGCAAATTCATTCGCTTTTAATATTGGAAATGATGGACAAAAATGGGAAAAAAGAACTGACGGTACATTCCTTAGAACTGTTTCTAAACTTAATGGTCTCTATGATGTAAGTACCGTTAATCATCCTGCATATCCAAACACATCTGTTGCTGCACGTTCAATTGATGAAATTGAAAAAAAGGAAGCAGAAATTACTGCAGAAGAAACAAGAAAAGCAGAAGAACTCAAAAAGATTGAGGAAACTGAACAATCTGTTAAGACTCGTAAGAAACTTAATGAAGACTTTATAACAAGAATCTATTTGAAGAGAAATTGGGAAAGAAAAAAGTAAAATTCCGAATTTTCAATGATATATATACTAACATATAATAAACTAAACTTAAAATAATCAAATCAAATATGAAATTAAATGAACTTATAGAAAAACGTACTGGAATTACATCTCAGATTGACGCTATTTTAGCAGTTGATATGACTGATGAAACCAGAACTCAAGTTACAAATCTTGAAAAAGAATATACTAAACTTGGTGCTGACATTGAAACAGCAAAAAGACAAGCAGAAAGATCAAAATCTGTTGATGTACCTGCAGTTGAAGCAAGAAACGAAACTAAAACATTAGGAGTTTCTTTCAGAGATTTCCTTAACGAAGCAGTAAATGGTAGAGGTAAACTCGAATTCCGCGCAAACCCAATAATGACAACTTCAAACACGGATGTTATCAACAAAACAGTTGCTAATTCTGTAGATATTGTTTTAGCACCCGGTGAAGCATTCCTTCATTCTTTAGGAGTAACATTCTACCCAGGATTAAATGGTAACTTTGTAGTTCCTTCAATGGCAGAAGATATGGCAATTTTCCCAGGAGAAACCTTTAGAGCAGACGCTTCAATGAACGTTGAAGATTTGTTACTTGCAGCAAGACGTCTTACACATACTCAAACAATAACGACTGAAACATTGGTTCAAACTAACCCAGCAATTTACAATGGTATCTATCAGAACCTTGTTGATGGACTTTGGAATGCAGTTGTAAAAGATGTTTTTGCTAACATTCTTACTGATGCAGCAACTCAAATCGTTACAACTGGCGCTCCTTTAACATTTGCAGATATTGTAAATGCAGAAGCATCATTAGGTGGATTGAGTATTCGTCCAGCATCTTACGTAACATCTCCTTCAATTAAAGGTTACTTAAAGAGAACTATTGCTTTAGGAACAACTACAGGACCCGCAATTTGGGTTGGTAATGAACTTAATGGTTATCCTTCATTTTCCGCACCACAATTAGCAGCCAACAAAATTATCTTTGGAGACTTTTCTAGAGTAGCAGTTGGAACTTGGGGCGGAATAGAAGTAATAGTTGATTATCTCACAAAAGCACCAGAAGGTGAAATCGTATTAACAGCACGTATGATGGTTGATGACGGTGTTACAAACAAAAGAGCTTTTGCAATCAGAGACGGTAGCATAGCATAATTTTAGTCAATTAAAATATTCTGAAAAGAGAGAGTTAAAGCTCTCTCTTTTTTTATGAATATATACTAAAATAATTCATTCAAATGTATATAACAAAAACAAAAATATCATACCCAGTTACATTAGCAAGTGATGAAGCACTTATAAAAAGAACGTTTTCATTATTTTTAAATGAAAATGATGATAACGATTATATCGATTCTTTATTAATATCTGCAACAAGAGATAGAGAAGGATTTATAAATCAGGACATTGCATATACAAGTAACATTATTACTCTTAAAGATTTTACTGGAAGTGAATTAGTTATCCCTCAAGGTAATTATAATTCAATCACAAGTATATTAAATAATGATTCCAGTACTTTAGTAACAGCATATACAACTACAAAGAGTTATGATAATGTTATTATTTCATTTGACCCTACTTTAGATACAGATTTATTGGCTATTAACTTTACTACAGGTTGGAATAACAATAGTGATGTTCCACAACCTATTAAACAAGCAATCATATTTAAGGCTTTGGGAATGTATGATAAAACAGACATATATGATGATATATGTGATAGTTTATGCCAACAATACAAATTACTTTAATGAAATGCTTAAATATCCATTAAATAAACGAATTAGTATTTATCAGGGTGTTTCAGATATCACCTCGATGCTTTCAGAGAAACTTAGATATGTGGAATATTGTAACATATTTGCCGGTGTTTATGTTCGCTCAGGTGTATCGACAATTAATATAGGTGAACAATACCTGTATACAACTGAATTCACTATTAGATGGACACTTGATACAAAAATAATTGATAATACATTTAGAATTTTGTATGATGAAAAATGGTATAACATAATTGAAGTGATTGAAACAGAACCACGCCATATACTAAAGATAATTGCGAATCATTATGGAAACAATTAAATATGAAGTTGAAGGTCTTAAAGAAACACTGGAAATGATAGATGTTTTACCTGCAGAAATTGAAAAGAAAGTAATTGTTTCAGTTTTAGGGTCAAATGCAAACACATACATTGTTAAACCTATCAAAGTTTTGTATTCAAGTTTTTCATCAGCTGTACAATATAAATATAAAGGTAGATTATATTATCTATATCCTTTAAAAGGAGTACGTACTATAATACATAAACACGGATCAATAGGTGTAAAAACGGGATTAGTTGGGAGAGTACCATTTTTAATTAGGTGGGAAGATGCAGGAACAAAAATAAGAACAACAAAAAAAGGCGCAAACAGAGGTCAAATTAAAGCAAAAAATCAAATTGAACCTTTAATTGATAGACAAATTGCACCTATGGTAAAAAACATTGAAGAAAACTTTTCAAATGATTGCAACAAAATTGTTGAACGTTTAACAAGAAAAATAAATAAAACACTATTATGATATTCGATGATATTTTAACGTGTATTACTTCAGATGCATCATTAAATACTTTCATTACTGGCGGTATAAGACACATTCATATTGATGATAATGTTCTTAAAACAAACAATACAAAAAATTGGATGGTTTTTGATGAAAGTTTAGTATCATCAGAAGGTGATATGAATCATAAAGATTGTGTTCAGCACTATGATTTATCAATTCAAATTTTGTCACCGGACGATATTACAGTTGATACAATTTCTGATGAATTGTTAAGATATTTTGAAGATTACGACGATAACAAAATAAGAAACATATCTTCAATCGGCGGGGACAAAACCGCTTATGATTATGATTATGAATTGTGGTACAAAACATTAAGCTTCGATATTCTTTATGAAAATTAAGAATGAATATATATATTATAAAAACTTAAAATAATTTAATAAAATGGGAAAAATAAAAGGAATAGACTTTCAATTTTTAATGGGAGGAACACCGTTTACATATTGCAAAAATTTCAATTATAGTCTTGGAACTAATTTAGTTGAAACTACTCAACTTGCAGATGGATTAAAAAACACATACCAATCTTGTGGTGGTCACGAACTTACTGCATCACTTGAGGGTTACATTCAAGGAGACGCTGATAGTTCATTGGGTTATGGATTTCTATTACGTACAATGAGTACTGATGCGACACTTGGTTATCAATTCAGACCTATTAATGCTTCAACAGCAGGTACTTTTGTACTTGGAACGGTAGCTATTACTGATTTGAAAGGTACAAACCCTGGAAACAAAGATTTTATGACTTTCAGTTGTGATATGAAAGGTGACTGGGACGTAAGTACTAGATAAAATAACATAATATAATATATGGTAGAATTTCTTGAATATGAAGGGAAAAAATATCCTATTTTCCTAAGCACATTTGTTTTTGGTAAAATTCAGATGGAAACTGGTTATGGGTTTGAAATCTTATCGGAAATTATGGGTAATGATGATGCATCATTGGGTCCAATAAAAAACTCTAAGATTTATCTTTACGAACCTCTTATTTGGCATTGCCTTGTAGAAGGACATTTAGTTGCAAGAGAAAAACTTGAGTTAAAAAGAGAAGATATGCCATTGTTTCTTTCAAATGATAAAATGTATACTGATTTCATAAGTTTGGTGCCTAAATTCTTGCCCAAATCTGCTGAAACTTCAAGTGAAGGTAAAAAAAAATAAGTAACCTAAGTAATACTGAATTATGCGCATTTTGTATTTACAGATTAGGAATCAGTAGAGATGATTATTACCAATTAACACTCCTTGAAATTTATCTTGCATTAAAATATAAATCAGATGAAGAAAAAGCAAACCTAAAAATACAAAGAAATTTGATGAGAATTCAAACATTCTATCTTATGTTGCCGAATCTTAAAGAAGATGGAGAAATAACTTCACCCTCAGATTTAACTTTAATGAATTTTTCAGATGAAATAGTAGAAAATAAAGAAGATGAACCATTAGATTGGAATTCATTGAAAAGTATCAGGGGTTAATTAACCCCTTTTTTTATTATGAATATATAAGATATAAAATAATCAATCAATATGCCAGCAAATTTAAATTTAAACCTGACTGCAAATAATGCTGAACTTATCAGAAAATTAAAAGAGTCTAAAGAACACTTAAAGGATTATGGAAAGAACACAACGGATGTTGGTACACAAGTAACATCTGCATTTATGAAGATGGGTGCTGTTGTTGGAGGGGTTGCCGGTGCACTTGATTTTGCCAAAAAAGCAATGAACTCTACAGAAGGTGGAGCAGATAAATTAGAGTTTACTGTTGCAGGTTTAGAGGGTGGATTTAAAAGTTTATTAAGAAATCTATCTACTGCAAGTTTTGGTAATATAATTTCAGGTTTTGATGAAACTTATAAAGCAGCAAAGAAATTAGCAGAGAAATTCGATGATTTAGAAGTTTTTAGTGCATTCTCTAATTGGGAAATAGCAGGTTTGAAAAGACAAAGTGCCCAGTTAAAAGAAGCTGCTTCTGATATGACTAAAACTAAAGTAGAACGTGCAGATATATGGAGTCAAATTGTAGTAATTGAAGAGAAAATAAATAATAAATCACAAGCACTTGCAGATAAAAAATTAGGATTAGAAAAACAAAATTGGGTATCTATAAATAAAGTCCAAGTTGAAGCTGCTATGACAGCATATAAAACTTCATTAGATATGACAGATAAACAAACTAGTGAAATGGGTACTATTTACGGTGTTGCAACTGCATATTATGATCACTTTAAAAAAGGTGCTCTAGAAACTCAAGAAGGAATTGCTAAAACAAGAATGTTAGAGGCAGGATTTACACAAGAACAAGTAGATTCTTATATGACTTTGCAAAAACTTGAACGTGGTGAAAAAGATAATCTTGTCTTATTATACAATTTTCAATCAACAGCTGAAGATGCTAAGTATAACGCACAAATGAGGTATAATACTGCTATAATGAAGGATTCAAGATTAGAAATTGGAGCAACTAAGGAATTGGCCAAAGAAGTTAAAGATTTAAATGATGAATATCTCAGACCTGAACTATTAGGTCGTCAAAGTAAACCATTAGATGGTGGTATATATAAACCACGTAAGGTTGATCTTACAAGTGGTTTCAAAACTCCAACTATAAACTGGCCTGCAATATATAATGAACAAACTAAATATGCAGAACTAACAAAAAATCAAATGGGAACAATACAAGGAATGTCTGAAACTATGGTTGCTTCAATTGAGGGTGGATGGAAAGGAATGGCAAAAGCTTTTGAAGATATGTTAAAACAAATGGCAATAAAAGTTGCTGCTTATGCTGCTGTATTTATCGCATTAAAAGTTTTATTTCCTGAATCTGGCGCTGCAAAAGGACTTCTTTCTTTTGGTTCAGGCTTAAAAAGTGTTCTCGGATTTGCTAACGGAACAAACTTTGCACCAGGTGGTTTATCTATGGTTGGTGAAAATGGGCCCGAACTTGTTAATATTCCCAGAGGTTCACAAGTGTTTTCCAATAGTCAATCTGCCAGTATGATGAGTGGTGGAACAGTTTTAATTAAATTTCAAAACGGTTCTTTACAAGGTTATATGGATTATCAAAATCGAAAAATAAATAGTTATTCGTAATGGCTGTAAAATATCGTATAAATTATAAACGTCTTAGTCAAGGAATTACAACAATTGATATAGAAGATGCTACTTATAGTGGTGATGTTATTTATTTAACTTCTACTGGAGACCCATTAAATATTTCCTTCAATGGTGATGTAAATAATATTTATGCACCTACAACAGGTTCCGGCGCTACTATTAAGGTAATTTCTACTCCATTAACTTTAACTGGATTATTTACTATTGACCCACAAAAATATGTGGTTAAAATATATAACGGTGTAAGTGGGGTTAATCTAGTTTGGCAAGGATTTATAAATACCGGATTATATAGTGAAAGTTATAGTGTTGGCTATAATGTGCCTTCTCAAATTACTATAGAATGTAATGATGGAATGGCATTACTTGATGAGTACTATTATAAACAAAGTGATGGTACTTTATATACAGGGTTTGAAACAATTGGACAAGTTCTGAATAATATTCAAAGTAAATTAATTATTGCATTCTATAATATTTACACCAATAATGATTTGAATACAAAAACATCTGACTATAATTTATTTGCAGAATTGAAAGTAAATAATGAAAACTATGTTGATGAAAATTTAACTGCAATGTCTTGTCGAGAAGTTCTTAATTCAATATTCGGTGCACTTGGTTTATCAATGAGTTTTAGAGGTACAAATATTTATATTATTGACCCAATAAATCTTCACAATACTGCAAAAGGTAAAGTGTATGATACAGCAATGTTTACAGAAAATGTTTTAACTCTTGGGGGTTATCTTGATATTTCAAATAAAGATATAAATTGGTTTGAAACAGGTTCTAATTTAGATATTATTCCATCCTTTAATCAAATAAAAGTTAACTATGACCCTTATAGTTTTACAGGTTATACTTATGGGTTTACTACAGAAAATGCATCCTATGGTCCTAGTATTCCTTATACTAATAATAGTATAACATATAACATATTTAGTCCAGTTACAATGAAAGACTGGACGTTAACTTATCCCGCAAGTTTTGAAGGAATACAAGCAAATGATTCTTTTGTAAAATTAGATGACCCTACATTTTATATAAAACAAGTTCCTGGTGCATCTGGCAGTTTCTCTTATACATTTCCTCAATCTAATATAAAACAAGACGATAATTTGCAATTACAATTGAATATGGATGTGTATGTAAATACAAAAAACGACTCCAATATACTTACTCCTGGTGAACGAGAAATATTTATCAATACTTTATATTTAAAAGGTATTGAAATTAAAATAGGTGATAAATGGTGGAATGGTTCAGGTTGGCAAGATACTACTGCATCCTCTAATATATACGTAAGAGAAATTGATGCAAACTATGAACTTGTATGGGTTACAAATGATATGAGTTGGGTTAGAAAAAAGGCATATTTAAAAAATGTTGATTTAAGTAGAATTGATGATAGATGGACAACTGTTATGATTTACATTCCAATTTCTGATGCAGTTGTTTCAGGAACCGGTTTATTGAGCGGTTCTATATTTATTAATATACCAGCAGATGCAGCATTTGGTGCTATAGTGCCGCCACTTATAAGACAGGAATTAGGAGATGATTGGATTTCAAATTCAACGGAAGCTTATATAAAAAATATTATTATTAAAAATATAAGTCTACAGATTGTAGATTCAAATAAAATACAAATATCAAATACAGGCATATTAAGAACTGCAGATATAAATAGTATTGTTAATATGAAGAAAAAACCTACAGATATAAAATTAACAAATGGAACCGGACCTTATGGTGTATCAAGAGGAGCATTTTCAGGCCTTGATGAAACTGTATCTGGTACTAATATAGTAGGATTATATCGTGGAACAGATGTAACAATACATAATACAATTGACCTTTTGTCTCAGTCTTTATTATCTCAATATAAAGTTCCAAGGAGTAAATTAACAGGAACTTTAAATGTAAAAGATTTCTTACTCGGAGTAACTACAAAATTAATTAAGGATAGTACATATTCTTATGATGAAAATGATAATCCAAAAGCATTTTATATCGCTGGTGGAACATATAATGACAGATATGAAAATATGAATTGCGTAATGATTGAATGCGCAAGTACAAGAGAATTTCTAAGTTAAAATAATTTGCAAATATGTCTATAAATATAACTCAATATCCACTTTTGCCAGTAAGGCGCGATGGGCAAGTAGGTTCTGGAGTCTATGGTTCAGGTGGTTCAGGCGGTGGCTCATTTGGTGGTGGTGGTTCAACTGATGTTAAACTTCCAGTATTTACTGATTCGTCTTTAGCATTCTACTTTGAAGCTTCTACAAACTCAATCAGAACTCCATTTAGTTTTTATGCAGGTGGTGAAGTGGCTGCATTCACTTCAGCACCTTCAGCACTTCCTGATTGGAGAAATGGATTATTTAAAGAAGCTTCAATAGGAACAGGTTTAACTTGGAGTGGAGGATATTTGAATGCTTCAACAGGAGGTGTTAGCAGTTGGAATGATTTAACTGATAAACCTTCTACATTTGCACCAGCATCTCATAATAACTCAGCACATAGTGTGTATTTTATTAATAGTACTGAATTAGCAGATGGATTGGCAGGTTTAGTAGGTGCTGCTCCAAGTACATTAAATACACTTCAAGAATTAGGTGATGCTTTAGGTGATGACCCTAACTTTGCTACTACTATAGCAACTAAATTAGGACAACAAGATACTTCAATTGCTTGGTTAAATACTAATAAATTAGCATATAGAACCTTTGGAACTGCTGCAAATGCGAACATAGCAGATTACGCCCCTATAACAGACCCAATGTTTTTTGATTGTATTACTATTTTTTCTGAGAATACTGCAAATAACAATAGACTTTGGTTAAGACCAGGCAGTAACTCACCAGCTAAGATATACACAGATTATGCTGGTACTAATACAGAATCGGCTTTAATACTTGGTACTTGGTCTAATAATGCAAATCAGTTAGTATTAGCCACAAGTGGTAATGTTGGTATTGGGACTACTACACCTTCAACAATATTACATATAAAAGCACCTACTCCAATTGTAAATATACAAACAGCAACATATGGTTCTGTAGCGACTCCTGTACATTTAAAACTTATGTTTAGTGATTTCAATAATGCTGAATCTGGAAGTATAGATGTACTTGACCAAGGTGGAGACACTTGGAGACAAGATATGATATTTAGAACCAGACACGGGGATAGTGTTGTGTATGAAGATATGAGAATTAAAGAAGGTAATATCGGCATTGGAACTACTACACCAAGTCATAGACTTTCTATAGGTGGAGGTGGTACAAACAGTAACCCTGCAGGTTCAGAAGCAGATTATGATGGTTTAGGATTATCTTTTGATATTATTAATTCAGCATATAATGGTGTACAGGGAATTATAAAAATGGTTCAACAATCAGGTTATTATGTTAACAATGCTGATATGGTTTTTGGTACTGCAACAGGCGCAGATGCAACGGAAAAAATGAGAATAACCAATGATGGTAATGTAGGTATTGGAACTATAACACCAGATAACGGAAAACTTACAATTTTAAAAAATACCGCATATGCTACTGAAAATAGTTATGGTATATCAATTCAATCTAATACTGCTAATGTATATACTGAATTACAATTAGGTACGGATGATACTGTTGATTGTGGCGTTATACAAACAGCTAGTAAGAATACATCTTGGTCAACTAAAAAACTTGCATTACAGCCTAACGGTGGTAATGTAGGTATTGGAACTACAGCACCAAGTTCAAAGCTTTCTATTAACGGGGGATTACACGTTGGAGGAGATAGCGACGCTGGAAATGATAACTTAATTGTAGATGGTGCAGTTACAGTAGGAACTGTAGTTATAGCAGGTGGTTTTTCATCAGCAACTGGTGGTATTGGTGTTGGTGGTAATATATCAGCAGGTAGTTATATACACGCAGTTGGTTATATTTATTCAGGAAATAATATATATGCTGCTGGTGAAATAACAGCTTACTATTCTTCAGATGAGACCCTTAAATATGACATAAAACCATTCTCTGCTTTAGACATAATCAATAAACTAAAACCTGTTTCTTTTAAATGGAATGATAAAGCAAAAGAACTTAACTCGGCAAAAGATGAAAGAAACAACTTTGGACTTATTGCGCAAGAAGTAGAAGAGGTTCTTCCAGAATTAATTCATCCAATTTATGAGGATTATAAAGCAGTAGATTATGTGCAGTTAATCCCAGTGCTTATTCAGGCAATCAAGGAACAACAAAAACAAATTAACGGTTTAAGAAAAGATTTAGAATATTATAAAAATAAAGAATATTAATGGGAAAAATAGTAACAGTTCCTACAGGTAGCAAATATGTACCCATATCAAGTAATCAGACGATTGGTACGATAAGTAATTGGAACGCAACAACAAAAACATTTGAAGTATCAGATATAACTATAACAAATATAAAAAATGTTTTGGGAGAAGATACTAATGTTCTATCTGAATTATGCACTAGTTCTTTAGTCAATCATAACGCTTTATTTTCCCCTAGTGGTGGAGCACCTTATAGAATGGGAGATTTTGCAGGTTATAATAAGTATGCTTTACCTGCTGTATTCATTAAAGATTGTCCAAACAACCAACAAGGAATGATAGTTAGCGGTTCAGCCAGTCTTTATTTTAAAATTGAAAAGGGTGAAAAACCGCCTTCTAATTTACCTGCTTATGTTAAATTACAATTAACAACATCAGAAGGAACATTTTATTCACCAGTTCACGAAGTATCAGATGACCCATCGTATGATTATAGTAGTATGAGTGGTTTTTGGAAAATTGAAGTTCCGGGTTCAACTCCAAGAACTTTAACTAGTTGTGCATTAACTGGATTATATTGTAATGGTCCTGGTACAACTGTATATGGTAGTATAGAAGGTGGTACTATTTATCCAATTACAATAGTTTTGAATATGACATATATTGATATTGACCCTGCAACAATTAATCAAACATTTGATTCCATAAGACATTTTTATTACGGAGATAACAGATATACATATCTCACTACAGTTGCTACAATTGATAGTATGTATTCCTATCCACCGTCTTTTGGAACATTAACTGCAACATTACCTGCAACAGTAACTATAACAGGTTATACATATACAAAAGGTATATCACAAGGCAAGAGTGGTAGTTTTTATCCTTTAATGACTTTTGATTATATAAGTACCACACATTTTCAATACAAAGGAATTTGGTATAATAAACCTAGTATATCAGGTTATTTTCACACCGTGTCAACTGATTGGAACAATGTAGGCAATTGGATAGTACCGGGTGGAACTTATGTTGCATATTAAATGATGAATATATAATAAAATAACTTATTCTTAATGTCAGTTACTGGAACAATCACATATATCCCTAAATACGGGGAAATCAATCAATCTAAAATATTAGGTGTGATTAATAGTTCTCCTATAAGTGGTTATGTGAATAGAAGTATTATAAGTGGAAGAACTAATTTAGCACAAATATATGGGATTGTTTCAATAAGTGATGTTTACATTGAACCAATTTTATATTGTGATGAAGCACTTGCTTTATTTGCTCGTATGAGTGTTCAACCATCAGCCTTACTTGCTGACTTGATTGATAAAACAATTATTGACTTAAAGGTTGCTGGTGTCTGGGATAAATTAGATTGCTATTATAGATTTGATTTACATACACAACAAGCAAGTTTATTGAATTGGAAAGGAGATTTATATAATGCTACAGCAGTAAATGGTATAGCTTGGAATACTACACTTGGTTTTACTGGTGCTGCTACCAAGTACTTAAATAGTAATTTTAATCCTTCAACTAATGGTGTTAATTATACATTAAATTCAGCTTCTCAGGGAATAACTATGATTGACCAACAAATAGGGACTTGGGCTGGTTTAATTGGAGCTTTAAGTTCTGCAAGTGCAAAAGCAGTTTTATATGCTAGAGCCACTGATAATATGTTATTCAACTATATAAATTCAAGTTTATATATGGCTGGGGGTATTCCAAGAATTGGAATGATGGGACAGCAAAGATTAAACATTATGATGCAAACTATGGTAAATGGAAATTCTGCTGCTAATGCATCCAGAGCGTCAGCAGAAGTTCCATCAATTAATGTATTTATGCTTTGTACCAATAATAGTGGTACTCCAACTTATATTTCAATAGCAACAGCGTGTGACGCTTTTATTGGTGGTAATTTAGGTTATGGTGCAGGTTCAGCACATTTAGCATTGTATAACATAAATAAGTATTTTAGAGATAATATAGATAGTGTTCTACTTGGTCCTGAATTAAATCCTGACCCATATTTTAATGATGATTCACTATGGACAAGTACCACCAGCAATTGGACTATAAGTAATAATACTGCTACATTTGCTGGTGGAACAGCAGATAATCTAATCTTGAAAGCACCACCTATAAACGCTAATGTTGTAGGGGAACAATATAGAATAGTAATAACACATACTGCTGCTTTAGCAAATGTTTATATTGAGTTTAGTAGTGGTACTGGTGGGGTAACAGGTTCGGGTACATTCACTAAAATAGTTAATTGTGGAAGTGCTACTGAATATTTCGGAATAAGGACAGGAACACCAGGAGATGTCACATATTTTTCAATTAAAAAAGTAATAGGATAATTATGGAAAAAATGATTTTAATGACAGAGGAACAAGCAGACCGAGTTAAAGGTAAATACGGTTCATACTCTGCACTTGAACCAATTCAAGTTGTAGAAGGTTTTGCACTTCCTGTAGATATAATTGATAATGTTGTATTTGCAAGCGTAAAAGAATTATTAGAAAGTTGTCCGCAAGTTGAAGTGACGCTCATCGAACCTCCTGAAATAATTGAATAATATATATAAAAATAACAATCAATAATGGCAACACAAGATAATAAAATACCAATCTTTCAGCATAACGCATTCTCATTTGATGTTAGTGTTTATAATATAAACAACATTACAGGATATACTCCTTATTTAACAGTTAAGAAGAAAACTACTGATGCTTCAACTGTGTTATTTAAGACAGGAACAGTTACAGATGCTTCTGGTACATTACATTTTTCTGGAACTGGAACAGATGCTTCTTTAGCAGCAGGTGATTATATTTATGATATTACAATAGAACAAGGTGATACTAGTGTCTTTACAATAGTGAAAGATATATTTTCTATTGGTGATGGGGTTAGATATTAA